TGATAGCAATGGTGACGGTGGCACCTTTGCTGGTCTGACCACGTTGCTGATGCGTGTTCCGCATCCGGTAGAAAGCGACTCGTGGAAACGGCAGGCGCACCTATACGTTGAAAACGGTGTGCAGGTCACGCGGCTAATTGGTGGAGCCACTGGTAGTAGCAGCCTGTTCCCTGACCTGATCGTCTACCTGATGCAGCGCAATGGCTTGGTGCCGAACGACTTGATTGACATGGACGCCATGCGTGCGGCAGCCGTGTTTACCAGCGCGCAAGGCATGTTCTACAGCGGTGCGCTTGCTTCCACGCAAAGCTTGGCGGAAATGATGACCAGGCTGGCGCCGTTCTTCCTGTTAATCCCGACCCAGCAGAACGGGAAGTATGGGTTCAGGCCAGCCCTGCCTGTTAACGGCACTGCGATCAACAAAGGCAGCGTGACGTCAGTGGCCAGCTTTAACCCTGACAACATCCTGGTCGGCAGCTATGCCCGTGATTACACACCGCTGTCGCAGCGCAAGCCGTTTGCTGCTCTGATGGTTTGGCGCAGTCAGACTCCAGGACGGCCGGGCGGGAAGAAGGTCACAGAAGTGCGCTACTCAGGCACTGCTTCTAATGGCCCGTACGAGCAGTTTGATCTGTCTGATTTCTGCACAACCGAGAATCACGCGATCCGCGCAGCCAAGTACCTCCTGGCAAGACGGAAGCACGTTACGCACTCCGTACGCTTTAGCACCACGCTCAACGCTTCTAACGTTACGCCAGGCGACATTATCGACGTCACCATTAGCCGCAAAGACAGCATGGGCGGCTCTGGCTCTGAAACCTACTTCTACCAAGTGGAGCAGGTTACCGAAGACCAAGAAGGCGTCGTCTCAATCTCGGCCACACACTTCCCCACTAATGGCGGCAATCAGAGCTTGATAGCCTTAGACGTAGAAGACACCGCAATGACGGTCGGCTAGTGGCAGGTGCCTTTCCTGATATCGCTCCATCGGCTCGCAGCTGGACACCAGGCGTCATGCCGCAGTCTGAGTTTGTAACGCTCAGCGGGTATCAGGTCAGAACAAGCCATACCGACGCTTTGGTTGGTGGGCGGTTAGAGCTGGGTTTTGAAAACCTGCGTGAAACCGTCGCGCGGCAAATCGTTACCCACTACCAAGCGCAGCAAAGCACCTTCGACGTGTTCACCCTGTCGGCCAAGGTATGGGCTGGCATGGGTAGCGATTATGTAACCCCTGCTGGTCAAAAGTGGCGTTATGCCGGCCCGCCGGGCGTTAGCTGGTCTTCCCCTGATGTGATGACCGTTAACGTGAGCTTGGTTGCCGTCCGCGACTAATGGGCAAGTTTTATAGCGGCATTGAAGGCAGCCTGAGTGTTGATGGGGTCGTCATCGGCAAGGTGCGCGAGTGGGAGTTTGAGGGCTCTGCGGCAGCACTCAATACAACCACTCTTGGCGATTGGGCACCGACGTATCGCTACGGGATGCAGGGTTATAGCGGCAGCTGTTCAGTGCTTTACTACGCCGTTGACGATGGGACTATTGAAGCGAAGCCGTTGCTTGGCACCGTAATTCGAACTGGCCAAGTGCCGACTGATCAAAAGCATCGCTTCAAACTGGCTAGCTCAGATCGCAGCGTTGAGTTTGATGCGCTGATCACGTCCGTTGATATTGGCGCAGAAGCCGGCAGCGTGATGAGAGCAAACATTGCTTTTACCGTCAGCGGCCCGCTGATTGAAGCCAGCCTCGGAGGTTCTTGAAATGGCCGTTTACTTGGGTTCGGCTGGAATTATTGAACTGACTAGAACGGCCGAAGGCGTCTTTCGATCAACGATGGATGCTGGCGACGTCAACATTGTTGAACGCCGTTTCAGCTTTGACTTCCCAAACGGTACGTTTCTAACAGGCGACCGCCTTTCGCTGCGGCGCATTAATACAGATGGCACGCCGTCAACGCAGCCGTTGGATTTTGTGGCTGCAAACGGTTGGGGTGATGGTCAGCAGCACAGCGATGGCACTTGGTACGTCCACGTTGACGCGCTAGGCGGGATTCGCTTGTATCAAGATTGGGGTGCTGCGCTGGCGGGTAGCAGTGGTGCGGCGATTGTCTTGCAGGCTCCGGCTAGCAGCTATCCCTTTACAGCAGAGCTGGTCAATAGTTCCGCCCACTGCTTGGGGCAGATTGCTGAATTTAGCGTTAGCACCGAGCGCGATACCGCCGATGTAACCAGCCTTGGCGATGCGTTTCAGCAGCAGTGGTCAGGCCTCATTAGCGGTAGCGGTGAGATCCGTTGCTTCTGGGATTGGCGGCCATCAGAGTGTGGCGGCGTAGACGGCAGCCAAGAAACCGCGCAGTATTTTCATCAGCTCATCCTGCGCCAACAGCTTGGTAGCGAGTTCAAAGCCAACCTGATCATCAAGCGTGATGGCACAACGCCGCTAGACGACACGCTGCCAAGTTTGGCGTCACGCACTGCGTTGTTTTACGCCGTCACTGGTGTCGTTACCAATGTCGGCCTAGCTTTTAGCCCTGGTGAGCCGCTGCAAAGCACAATCCAGTTCGTGACGACCGGAGAGATTGCGCTGCGGTACGAGTTGCCGTCGGCTTACCTGCTGCTCCAGGAGGATGGCGACAAGCTGTCCCTGCAGGATGGCGCCGGTTTTGTGGCGCTAGAAGCTGACTTCTAGCCGTTCGTAGACTGACCATATTCTCGGGCAGCCGTAGGTTTTGGCATGGCAGACCTAAAGATCAGTCAGCTAACCGCGCTAGATGGAACGCTTGTAGCCGCTAACGATGAGCTGCCGATCGTTGATTCCAGCGCTAGCGAGACGAAAAAGGTCACGCCTGAAGGCTTGGTCAGTGCTGGCATCAGGCTTTTGCCAGCAGGCTCGATTGATTTCAGCAAGATCAACGGATCGTCGGTAACGGTCCCTGACGGCAGCATTACGGCAGCCAAGTTGGCCGCTGATGCCGTAACCACCGTCAAAGTGGTTGATGGCGCAATTACAGACGCCAAGATCACAGGCCCCATCAGCGTTGGCAAGCTGGGGAGTCAAGCAGCCAACGTTGTACTGGCTGGTCCGGCAACAGGCCCTGCGGCAACGCCGACCTTTAGGGCGATTGTGCCGGCCGACCTGCCTAAAGCCAGCATCAGTACGAATGGCGCGGTCAGTGTGCCGCTAGCTGGCGGCTTGGTTGTTGATACCACCGGTGCGATCAGCCTTAGCGCAACGGTCGCTGCAGGCTCGGGCGCTGTGGTGACGTATAACGCCAACGGCCGGATTACAGCTGGCCGTGCTCTGGCGTCTACTGATTTGCCGATTGCTTCCGGTAGCGCCGTTGGAGCGGTTAAGCCGAGTGCTGATTTTGCTGTCGCTGGCGATGGTGGTCTGACCATTGCCAATAGCGTTACGGCAGGCACTTCGACAAAGGTGACCTATGACGCCAATGGCCTGATCACGGCTGGCGGCAGCCTGGTAGCGGCTGATATCCCTGATCTGGATGCCAGCAAGATCGTTAGCGGCACGCTGAACGGTTCACACATTGCGAATAGAAGCGTTACGCAAGCCAAGCTGGCTGATTACTCGATTGCTTATATCCAAGAAGCGCAGCCCAGCTCAACGGCAAATGATCATCCGATCGGTGAGTTGTGGTTTCAAGAATCGACGGCAAAGCTGTCGATGTGGAACGGCAACTCTTGGATGCCTGTGGGGCAGGGTGCTCTGTCGGGCCAAAACTTGCGTTTCTGCGGCACGTTTGATGCGACAACAGGCCAAGTCAAGTCGTTAACGACGTTTGGTACGTCTGATGGCTTCTCTATTGGCGTTGCCATCCCGGCAGCTGATAACAAGCACACCGGTGCTTATTTTGTTTGCGATACGCCTGGCAACGGCACTTCAGCAGCAACCGGCGTCACGTTTGATGCAGGCGATTGGATTCTGTGCATTTCGCAAAGCCGCGGCTGGGAGCGAATTGACACGCTGAACGGCGGCGGCGGTGGTGGCGGTGGGGGCACGCTCGGCGCGCTAACTGACGTCACGCTGACGACGCCCGCAACCGGTGACGTCTTGACCTACACCGGCACGATGTGGATTAACCGTCAAGGAAACCTAGATCCGGGGACGTATAGCTGAGTTGTCTAGCCTGAGGTAACCGCATATGCGGCGTCCTACGGCTAGATAGCCATGCCCGTCAACACTTACCATCTGCGCTCCAGCATTAAGGGCAAAGAGCCCGCTGCTGGCAACAATGCTGGGCAACTGCCGGTTGGCAGCATTGCTATTAACTTCAATGCTGACGAGCCGTTTCTGACAATTCAGGACTCGGCGGGCAATGTGCGCCGGATTGCTGGCGTCAAGATTGATACCACTGCACCGACCACGCCAACGGCGGGTGAATGGTGGGTTGATACCAGCGGTGCAACCAAGATTGTGAAGGTGTTTGATGGCACCTCTTGGGTAGCGACTGGTTCGCCTGTGGTTGATGCCACGGAAACAGCCAAGGGCAAGGTTGAACTAGCGACGGCCACTGAAACCACTGATGGCATTGACGCTACCAGGGCGGTGACACCAGCTGGCCTGAAGTCTGCATTAGCAGCACAGGCAGGTAGCGGCACCGCACCGGCAACGCCCGCCAGCGGCACGGTTTGGGTTGATTCAAGCGTCAGCCCCAGCGTGATCAAGGTGTACGACGGCACCAACTGGATCGTGCAGACAGGTGCGACCGCGACAGGTGCGACGGCGCCAACAACACCTGCGGCCGGTCAGATCTGGATTGACACGACCGCTAGCCCCAGCGTGACCAAGATCTGGGACGGCACGGTATGGATTGCAGCAGCGCCGGATGGTTCTGCTGCGGCAGCGATTGCCAATGACGCGAAGTATGCGACAAAGGCTGAACTGCAGGCTGAGAACCTGTGGGAT